GCGGAGTCGATCTTTTCCAGCCACACGCTCGAGCATATCGAGGACTGGCACGGCGCGCTCCGTGAATGGTGGCGCCTGATCAAGGTCGACGGCTACATGGTTCTCTACCTGCCGCACCGCGATCTCTACCCGAACATCGGCGAGCCGGGTGCCAACCCGGACCACAAGCACGACTTTCTCCCAGAGCACATCGTCGATTTCTGCCGCCTGGCCTTCATGGACTGGGCGCTGGTCGCCAATCAGGTACGCGGCGAAGGCAACGAATACAGCTTCCTGCTCGTCTTCCAGAAGAAGGCGCGCGGCGCCGGGCAGTCTGAACCCTACCGGGCCGACACGCCAGCGCGGAAGGCTGGAATAGTCCGCATCGGCGGCAACGGTGACGCACTATGGGCCGCCAGCGTCGCCGCCCATCTGCACGAACAGGGCTATGCCGTGACCGCCTATGTCGCCAAGAACGGCGAGGAAGTTCTGCGCCATGACCCCCACTTTGCAAACATCGTCGTTTTGCCGCAGGGCATCCTCAACGATGAGGAGCTTGTCGAATACTGGGCGCACGAGGCCGTCAAGTTCGACAAGTGGGTCAACCTGATTGGCAGCGTCGAAACCCGCCTCCTGCCACACCAGTCGCACGTCGATTTTTATCTGCCGCATGGCGTCCGCCACAAGCTGATGAATCGCAACTACCTGGACCTCGTGCATACCTATGCCGAGCTTCCGGACGGCACGCCAAGCCGGCAGAGGTTCTACCCGACCGCAGCCGAAGTCAAGTGGGCGAAGGAAACCCGCGCCCGCCTCAAAGGCAAGCTGGTCATGCTGTCGCCGACCGGGTCCGGCCCGTTCAAGGCATGGCCGCGCGCGCAGCGCTTCATGGAACTGATGGCAGAAGCGGGCGTGTACACGCTGATGATCGGCGACCTGAAATATCTGCCTGACCTCGACCTGGTCGAGCGCCACGGCATCGAATACGGGCACGTCGTTGGCCAGGAGTTCCCGTTGCGCCTGGCAATGACACTGTGCCTGGAGGCCGATGCCTTCGTCGGCACCGAATCTGTTTTCGCCAATGCCGTCGCCTATGAGCCGATCCCAAAAGTGGTGATGTTGTCGCATTCGAGCAATGAGAACCTGACGCGCGACTGGACCAACTGCGCCGCGCTCGAGGCCGCCGTCGCCTGCCATCCGTGCCACCGCATTCACAACGCCGGCGCCGCGCTCTGCGCCAAGGACACGACTACCGGCGCCTCCGCGTGCATGGCCAGCTATTCTGCCGAGCAGGTCGCAGAACTGGTATTGCAGGCGCTCGGCATTGAACAGAGGGCCGCGGCATGATCACCGAAACACTCGCCGATTTCCTGCCGGATTTCAGCACTTCCGCGACGCGCAACGGATCGGCCACAGTGTCCGGCCTTTTCGACAAAGCCTATGCCGAAGCCTTCGGGATGATCGCTGGCAACGACCCAGTCTTCCGCTGCCTGTCGTCCGTCGGCATGGCCCGCGGCGATACCCTGGTCATCTCCGGAACGACCTACACCGTGACAGAAATCCAGCCCGATGGCACCGGCATCGATCTGTGCAAGCTGGAGGCTGCCTAACATGGCGCACGCCCGCCAGACCATCCGCGAAGCTGCAGCGACACTGCTCACCGGCCTGACCTCAACCGGCTCGCGCGTCTTCCAGTCGCGCATGGTGCCGCAGTCGACCGCGCTGCCGTGCCTGTTGGTCACGACGAACGACGAAGAGATCACGCCGGGCACCATCGGCACGCTGTTGGATCGCCAGCTTGATCTTGTCATCACCGGCGTGGCCAAGGCATCCGGCGCCGACGATAACCTCGACACCATCGCCGCGGAGGTCGAAACGGCGATGTCGACCTTCACCTATCGCAACCAACTCGCGCGCATCGAAGTGGATTTTGACGAGGCGCTGGAGAAGCCGGCAGGGCGCATCGTGCTTACCTTCCGGGTCAATTACCTCACCGCTGCCGGTTCGCCCGGCACCCCGATCTAAAGGAGATCAATCATGGCCGTCATCACCAAATGGGCGAACGTCGCAGTTTCCGTGCAATCCGCGCTCGCCGCCACCAAGACCATCACCGCGATCACCAAGGCCAGCCCGGCAGTGGTGTCGTCGACCGCCCACGGCTACAGCAATGGCGACTACGTCCTCGTGCTGGCGCAGGGAATGTATCAGGTCAATTACCGGGTTTTCCGCGTCGCATCGGTCGCCACCGACAGCTTCGCGCTGGAAGGCGAGGATTCGACCAACTACGGCACATTCACCAGCGGCACGGCGCAGAAAATCACTTTCGGCACCTCGCTGGCAACCCTGACCTCGATCAACGCTTCCGGCGGCGACTTCGATTTCATCGACACGACGACCATCCACGACAACATCAAGACGCAGGTTCCGGGCCTGCCGAACCCGTCGAACTACACGTTCGAAAGCTTCTGGGACCCGTCCGATGCCGGCCTGGTTGCCCTGAAATCCGCGTCCGACAGCCAGGCGCAGCGCGCAATCCTGTTCAGTTTCGCCAACAGCCAGAAATTCACCTTCAATGCCTACGTCGGCTGCAGCCTGTCGCCGACCGGCTCGGCGCAGGACCTGATCAAGACAACCGTGGTCTTCACCGCGCTCGGCGGCCCGAAAGCCTACTCGAGCTAACCGGCGATGGCGCTCAATCGCTCTGACCTCACGCTGCCGGCAGCGCCGCGGGAAACCGTCGCGGTGCCGGCGCTTGGCGGCGATGTCATCGTCCGCGGGATGTTGCTCAACGAGCGGCTGGAACTGTTTTCCGGGCTGCGCAACGAGACGGCAGGATACGGCCACATCGCAAGGCTGCTGGCGCCGGTAGTCATCGGCGAAGACGGCAAGCCGCTGCTGACCGTGGAAGAGTGGGAAGCCTTCGGCGGCGCGAACTTCGCCGAAGTGCTCGACCTGTTCAACGTCGCCCGCCGGCTTTCCGGTCTCGATTCGGAAGAAGTCGAAAAAAACTGACGGCGGCGCCCGAGCGCCGCTTTCTTTTCATTCTCGCTGCCCGGCTCGGAAAGACGGTACGCGAACTGGAAATGACGATGACCGCCAGCGAATTCGGCGAGTGGTTCGAAATCTGGAAGTGGGCGCCGTGGGAAGAAATACCCGGCCCGGAAAAACAGGCCAAGCCGCTTGACCCGATGGCGTTTGCCAGGACGTTCGGAACGTGACCGAAAAAACCCAGATCATCATCACCGCCAAGGATGAGACGCGCGCGGCGTTTCAGTCGGTGCAGTCCGGCCTGGCCGGACTGGAAAAGTCCGCCATCGGTCTCGGCCCGATCTTCGCCGGTCTGGGCGCGGCGCTGTCGGTCGGCGCCTTCACGCAGACCATCACCAACACCATCAAGTTCGCCGCCGCCCTGGACGACATGGCGGAAAAGACCGGCGCGTCGGTAGAAAACCTGTCTGCCCTGGCTGGGGTGGCAAAGGTCGGCGGTCACGATATTGGGATGGTCGAATCATCCCTGGTCAAGCTGGCCAAGGCGATTCAGGGAACCGGAGAGGAAAGCAGGCCGGCGGCCGCCGCGCTTGAGGCGATCGGGCTATCCGCTGAAAAACTGCGCAGCCTCGACACCGCAGAGGCAATGCTGCAAGTCGCCAAGGCGCTGGACCAATTCCGCGACGGTAGCGGCAAGACCGCCGCAGCGGTAGCCCTGCTCGGCAAAAGCGGTGCCGAAGCGTTACCATTCCTCAAAGACCTGGCGGAACAATCGGAACTTGTCGGAAAGGTCAGCGCGGAACAGGCCGCGCAGGCAGAGCAATACGAAAAGAACCTGAACAAGCTGGCCGCGAGCTTCGGCGCCGCAGGCAAGGCCGCCGCCTACGAGTTGCTGCCGTTCCTCGAAAAGCTGACATCCGAAATGGTCGCCGCGCGCGACAACTCGGCGAGCTTCGCATCCGTGTTCGGCGAAGGCGTGCGCACCGCGCTCGAGTCGGTTGCCGTGCTTGGCGTGAATGTTGTCTATGTGTTCAAGCAGATCGGCAACGAGATCGGCGGAATCGCCGCTCAGGCCGTTGCTTTGGCAAAGCTCGATTTCAAGGGCGCCGGCTTCATCGGCGACGCGATGAAGGAAGACGCGGCGCGCGCCCGTGCCGAGGTCGACAAGCTCAGCGCCGATCTTCTGGACCGCAGCAAGAAAGTTGGAGAAAAGGCCGAGATCAAGCCGGCGTTGAAATTCGCCGCGCCGGCGGTCGCAGCGCCGCGCTCCCGCGGCGGCGGCGGAGGCCGTTCGCGGATCGACGAAGCCGAGCGCCTGATTTCCTCCCTCAACGAGCAGATTGCGCTCAAGGCCATCGACGCCGAGTCGACCGACAAGATGACCGCCGCCGAGCAGCAGCGGGCGCGCGTGCTCTACCAGATCGATGCCGGAACGCTCAAGGTCACGGCCAGCCAGCGCGAGAAGATCGCCGCGCTGCTCGACGAGGCTGTGGCGCTGGACAAGACGCTGCAGGCACAGAAGGAATTCGCCGACGGAGTCAAGCGCCTCGACGAAGCCAACGCCAAGGCGCGCCAGTCGCTGATCGAACAGGCCAACGCCGCGCGCGAATCGGCGGCAACCTACGGCCTGAGCGCGACGGCGATCAATTCCACCGTCGAGGCGCGCCTCGAGGAAGCCATTGCTATGGCCAGCGCGAACGGCGCCTATCCGGAGCAGATCGCCAATCTCGAGGAAGAGTTGGCGCTACGTCAGCAGTTGACCGGCGCGCTCGAAAAAAACGACCTGGCGCGCCTGCTGGCCAACACGAAAACGGCGAAGGACG